TTCATTACTTAGATTTCTATCATAGAAGAATTTAAATTTATACTCACTAAGAGAAGTGTCTGAAACATTAAAGACAATATCATTATTCTTAATTACTTTAATTTTGGGATTTATGAGACTAATCTCTTGACCAGATCCACCAGTACTAGCAATACTTACATAGATTGGTGGATTTGAAATGGTGTCATTATAAGTCTTAGATAAATTAAAGTTATTATCGTCTATCCTGTATATAAAGTATCCACCTGTTGTTAAACCACTACAAATATCGTCTGAAGAACTATAAAAAACCTTTTCACCTGTTATAAATCCGTGATCATCAATATTAATTGAATTATTGATAACACTTACTTTTTCAGATCCAAATCCAACCGGATTGATTAATATTTTTTTATAATCAGAATTATATTTAATACTTACAGATGAAGAATTACCCACACCAATAGAAAGATTTGGTTTTAGATCCAAATCAATCACATCTCCATTTGATAGATTATGGAAAGTTGAAACAGATACTTGTGTTTTAATTTTTTGAACTGTCGCAGTTATCTCGTTGTATCTCGTTTCAAACGAATATTCATAACTGTTAGTCAGCGGTGTTGTTGTTACAAAGAACAAACCATCAGATGTTGATGTAAGACCAACCTGAGTTACGATACCAATATAATCCTTCCCTTTGTTAATGATATAAACAGTCTGATCTGTTCCATTATCTGGAATTGTAAAACTAAGATCACCTGGTTCATTTCTAACTGATAAAGCGTTAAATCCAGATGGTATTCTAAATTGTACTGCTTGATTGTTCTTGAATGGATGATCTGGTAAGAAAATAGACTGCGATGTTACTGATACTGTTTTTGGTTGATTACCAAGATAATATCCAATACTTATATCTGCTCCAGTTTCAATACCAACACCTACAGATTCGTTGGGGTTGAAATAAACTTTATAGTTCTTAGAAGAATCAAAGTATTCTGTATTTAAAGGAACTATAATATAATCATCTTTTATTTGAACAAGATCCGAAGTTGTATGTGAAATACCAACTTCACCACGCTTTACGCGAAGAATGTTGTTCTCGGGGAATACATTTAATACGGAAAGAGTCTCTGTTCCAATACCAATGGAAGTTCCAGATCCTACACCTTGTGGTAGTGATGAAATATAGATGTCTGTTGTTACCCCAGAATTTGCTGGTACTACATCAGTTAATCTTGTGTATGTAGAAGTTACTCCAATTATATGGGATCCAATTAAATTATTGACGAATGTGGAAGCACTAGAAACCTGTACGGTATCTCCATCTATTAACTCATGTGTAATATTTGTGTATATTTTAATATTTTGCGCGTCTTCCCTTGTTATAACCGAATTTTCGTACTTTAAATATTCCGTTGATAATGAAGTTATTTTTTTTCCGAGAACTTTAGATACCTCGGCAGCTGCTCCTCCACCACCAGTTGCATCATTATTAAATGTTAAAGAGTTACCAACTCTATAATTATCACCAGGATTTAGAATAACGAAATCATCTACAGATCCTTTAGATACAGATTCAACCTTTGTAATCTGATTAATAGGAGAATTTGATTCGAATAAGAAATCATTGCCAGAATTATTCTTTCCAGTTCTATATGGGAATGTATTTCTGACAAGAGATGAATTATTAAAATCAAATTTTTGGTCCAATCTTAAGGTGGAGACTTTGGATCTATAAGTATCACCAATAAAATATGGGAATTTTGGATCTAATTTGCCAGTTGTTGCATTTGTTGATAAACCAACATAATAAGCGTAGACTCCATTAGGAAACTCTGGTGTTTTAGCATATCTACCATTGTGAATATCTAAATCTCCACTATTATTATATTTGTAGTCCTCAACAAAATATCCAAGTTCAAAAACATCTAAAGATGGTCTATTCTTAATATTATTCGCAGATTCAACATATCCAGTTTCTAATCTTCTAGTTGTTGAGTTATCATCATTTGGATCTGAGAATCCAAATGGACCATAAATTGGATTACCATCATTTGCCCAACCAATAACTTTAGAGTGATTTGTTTCTGTATTCGAATCTAAGAATGTAACCCCATCACGATCTGTTGAATATCCAACAATAGAATATGAAAGATCATCTTCATATTCAACCAACAGTTCGTCAGAAAATCTCTTTAAGTTATTAACCGTTAAGTATCTGACATTAGATTCTAATACAACATTTCTTCCTGGTGGTTTTACTTTAATACTGGTAGATCCATCAACATATCCAGTTCCTTTGTTAAGGATGATTACATTTGTAATTTTCCCATTATTAACTTCTGCTCTTAATTTAGCGCCAGACCCAGCACCAACTACTTCTAAGTCTGGGGCAGCATTAAAGAATGATCCACCATTTTGAACTTCAACTGCTACAATAATACCTCTCTTTATGATTGGTTTTAATTGAGCACTCAAACCAGTTTTAACTGTAACTACTGGATTTCTGTGGAAATTAAGAATATTTGAACCATAATCAGATCCTTCTTCATAAACAAAAGTATCTACGATTTCACCTCTTACTATTGGTGTTGCAACTATTGTGCTACCAGATCCACTAACACCTTCACCATATTCGGCATTAATTGTTACTACAATTGGTGGATATGAGAAAATTTGATATCCTTCTCCAGATGTAGATCCAAAACTTACATAGTTTCTTCTGTTATAGTTTGTAGTTGCACCACCAACAGATTCTGCAACTTGGAAAGAAGAATCATTAAGTTTTAGAACTCTATATTGTAAAGAGCTAGAAAGACCAGAAATTGAAGAAGTTTCATAAGTATAATTAACTAGATCACCGTCATTGAATCCGTGGTTATTGAAAGTAATAGTATCACTAATTGTTGAAATACCGATTGGTTTTACTCTCAAAGTTCTATTTTCATATCCAGATCCTGGATTTAAAACTTTTATCTCAGAAACAACAGTTTGTTCTTCATATGTTCTAAATTTATGAATACCTCCAGTATTGACTGTAGTAAATCCTACAGTATTGATTCCACTATTGTAATCTGTAATATTCTTATACAAGTAAATTGATCTTGTATTAATAATTTCTGGATAGTATATTCCACCATTAACTAGACTGTCATTCTGATTAAGATTAGAACCACCAAATTCACCAATACCGAGTTCTAAATTTCCATTAGAACTATAAACAATTCTCTGACCATCAATAAGATTATGACGATTTTCGAATGTTATTGTATCGTTAGAAATATCAACACCACCAGTTGCAGCAACACCAACGATAGAAGCATTGAATTCAATTTCCCTAAATTGTTTAGCTACAACAGATTCTAAAACAGCGCCAGATCCATTACCACCAGAAATCGTCGTTGATAAAACTCTATTAATATTAAATGTTTGTGGATCTACCAATACTTCTTTTACCGATCCACGAACAACAGATTGAGCAAGAGCAGTTGTTCCTCCAGAAACGGATGGATTTGAAACAACGATCGTTGGTGGATTTATGACATCATAATCTGTTCCACCATTCAGAACTTTTATAGATTCTATAGGACCATAATAAACTCTATCGTCAGACTTATAGTTTCCAATTTCGACACCATTAATCAATACACCAACTGGTCCTGGTACTGTTGGTGTATTAACTCCAGATTGAATATTTGGTACAAGTGGTATTTTTACTAATGATTTTCTTGCTTTTAGGTTTCTTTGGTAATGTTGTTTTAATGTGAAGGTGTGTGTTGTGTTAGAATTAAATGGTGTTTTATCAAATTCTACTACTTGAGAGGTTCCGATAAAAGATCTGGCATTAAAAAGTTTTATTCTGTTTTTTCTTGTTGGATTTGTGTCCTTTATAACTTCAACGTAGTAAGTTCTTCCAAACACTAAACCTACGATAGGGTCATTATTTCCACTGTAAATAACCTCATCACCAGTAATGAATGGGACATCAGTATCAAAAGACAAAATGGAATATTTTCCAGTAGTGGCAACAAAACCCTGAAATACATTATCAAGATTTGTTGATGGTGTTATATCTACAGTTTTATATGAGATATTTTTTGTGATTTCATACTCTGGAAGAGAGTTTGATGCCACATACATATTTTCGCCATTTTCAATGTATGTGTTCTGTACATTTGATAGAATTCTATCAGAATCTAACTGAGCGCCTGTGGATGTAGAATAATCAAATCTCTTTCTTATGCTCAGATCTCTGTCAGAATTTGTGGTAATATTTTTGTTTAATTGTACACTATTATTTGTAATAGAACTAACAGTTGCTTCGGAAACGACAATATTCTCAGCATTTCTATCTAAAATATCAACAACATCGCCAACTTTTAAACTAGATTTATCTGGAGTTTCAAATAAAGTTACTGTATTATTTGAGAAACTTCTAATCTCATATCTGGATCTGGTATTGTAAATCCAAGTATTAAAAGCAAATTGTGTATAATTTTCATTATCATTTTTAATGCTTTCACCAAGGTTTTTTACAGATATTAAATCATCTTCAAATAAGAGATCATACTGATCCTTTTCTTCAATATCAGACATAACACCAGTAACTCTTAGAATTACTTTTTTGGATGGATCTCCATCCTCATATCCGTAAATAGTATCATTATTTGAATACAGTATCTCTTTTGGTGAAATGGCATTCGTTACACCAGTGCAACCAAAAAACTGATTCACACTCTTATCAGTGTAACTGACTGTGTTATTTCCAACAATAACAACCCCAGTTTGACCAAAACCAACAGTACTATCAACAGAAATTACTGAAGATCCAACAGAAACATTATCAGAAACTAAACTGTTTGGTGTAATATTAAAAGTTCCTTCGATTAAACTCCTTTCATTATATCCAGAAAAGAGTTGAATTTTATAGAAAGTTTTTTTATTTCTTGTTATAATTTCCACTTCAGATACTGGTCCAGTGGCAGTATCTACAAAGTTGCTGATCATTTGACCAACCAACTTATTTGGATCACCAGAAATTAGTTCGGTTACTAGTACTTTTCTTCTGATAAATTCGGCGGTTGAAGATTTCAGTAGATAATCTTCAAGGTTTACAACTTTTGGTACTTCATTATATAAAACAGCAAAAAGAATTCTAAATGCTTCTTCAGTTCCTTTACTCTGATAGAAGTTTCGAATTTGTTTAATAAAATTATTAACGTCAAGATTACTGACAAAATTTACATCTTCAAATCCTGGAGCAAGAAGATACTTTAATTTGCGATAAAATTCTCTTAAAAAGAGTGTACTTAAATTTTTAATTGATGTTCCACTGCTGTGGGAACTAGAACTAGAAGTGCTGAATACAAGTTCTTCTGGATTTGTATTGTTTCTATAAGAACTAATTCCACTAAAACCACGTATACATCCAGTAAAACTATTTGTGGTAATACCAGTATAGCTGATGATTTCATCATCAATCTTTACAAGACCATACTGCTTTGGGAATCCATTAGTTGTAGTTACATTGATGGTTGTGTCTGATGATGAGATATCAGAAGAAACTACAATATGATCTGTTAAAACATCCGATGTTAAATTATTAAAACTTAGATATTGATCTAGGTTTTCAACAATATCAATTGATCCACCTTGAAATTCTTGAGAAATATAATACTGCTTCAGAAAGTCCACTACCTTTGGACTTTCTGATAATAAGAATTCTGGTAATTGATTATCAATAACTTGTTGGACTTTTACCCTAGCATCAAAACCAGTTTTGATCATATTTCCCCTCTATTATCTTGTTATTGTTCCGTTTGAGTAACTTGATTTGACTGGGAAATTGACTCCAGAAATCTGTTCCCCAGAGGCAATTGTATCCTTAACCATATTTATAGTGCTTTTTGAAACATCGAAGACAAGATAAAGATCTTTCAATCCAATAACATCATTTGATTCTGGTATCGCTTGAATCTCAACAACATTATCTGGTAGATCAGTAGAAATGATATTGATTGTATTGATAATAATCTCTCCTCTTAAGTAATCAACCGTTCCTATTGATTTCTTAACAACCTCGTAAGTATCTGGATCTAAAGTTGGTTTAACAATTGATAATACACCAATTTCACTATTAGTACTTGGAGTATCTAAAAAGTATACAGTTTCCGATTCACCAGCAATCTTGAATCCAGTACTCTTAATATTGGACTTATCCAATGTTTTATGGAAGCGATTTCCGAAACATATTTCATATTGAGCAAATGTATTTGTTATACAATTCATATTTCTTCTCATCTTCACTCTTGTGATGTTGGAGGTAATAGAAGAATCAACATTATCAATTAATTGTAATATCTTACTATACTTAAATCTTCCACCAAATTTGTTCATATCAATTGATGAAGCATGTTGTGTAAGGGATGATATGATTTTTGTTCTGGTTGATGCAATATCACTCACCTTGGATGAATCATAAAAAACATCACTATCAATTTCAACAAATAATAATTTTAGATCTATAATTTCTTGCTTTACTCCCGAAACCGTATACTGCTTCAGGTCATTTAAGATTTGATTCTTAGCAAAGTCTGAAATTGAATAACCGTTCTTTGGTTTGATACTAATTATTACCTTACCAAACTGTGGTGGCTCTAATTCTTCACCACCAACAACTGAAACTGATTCTGTACTTGGATATACTTGTTGTACAATTGCCTCGTAGTCCCTCGTTGTAACGGCACGGTACTGCGAAGAATAGATTCTAGGGGCAAAGTACTTGATTGAACTAATTGGCTCGATGTCGCCGCCTCCAGAGGCGGGTTGTGTGGTTGTTACGGATACGGAAGCAGTAGGGCTTATGAGAGTTCCATTACTGTCAGTCGTTGTTCCAGCATATGAGAATAGTGATGGACCATTTCCAGTTGCCCCTTCTGTAACAATATAGGTTACAGTAATCTTTGTACCTGTTTCTAATTTCTTACCAATGATCCCATCACCAAAAAGAAGTTCGTATTTTTCATCCGCAACTTCTTGGAGAAGATAAATTTCAGAATCTTTATTGACTGTGATGATATTATTAACTTGCTTATATTCACGAGTACCGATTTTTACTCTAATTGTCGATGTATCAATATTTGGGTTATTAAGAATAAATCTTTGATCTTGTGAATTATTAACTATAAACTCTTTTGTGAGATATGTTCCTTGGTATAATTCTATATTAGTAAATGATGCCTGATCATTTACAATATTTGCCGTTATATCACCAGGAGCTGAAAAAGTATATTGGGTATTATCAACAGCACCAACACAAACCAAACCTGCCTTAAGAATTAACTGTGATGCTGATGTTGATGTATTGACTGTAAATGATACTGTTGTCTTTGCTGCGGTTTTGGATCTTGGAACATAACCAATGTTTCTTGCCAAAGAAACAATGTTCTCTCTCAGAGTTGCCGAATCCAAGAAGGATTCATTGACAACCATATTAGAGTTGAATGCAGTAATATATGTGTTATATGCTAACGTATCGATCAGAACAGAAAAGTTCGATCCTTCAAAATCAAAGTCCGTAAAATCCGAATTCGCACGGAGATAATCTTTGATTGAAGTTTTTATCTGATCAAAATCTAGATTTGTAAACTTAGTAAAAGGCATTATTTTATCTGGTTGCCTCTAGGATGAATGTAAATTGTTGTGCTGGAACTTCTTGTCCAATAATATTAAATGAAACCGTAATCTCAAAGGCATTTTGATCTGCTCTTGGATTAACATCAATATTTACTCTATTCACTCTTGGTTCATAGTTTTCAATCGCTATTGATATTTGCTTCTCCAAAAGAGATGCCGTACCAAAATCAACAAATTCAAATAAACTATTTTTTACTTCAGAACCAAAAATTGGATTAAAAAATCTCTCACTAGGTATTGTCTGTACAATATTGCGGATGGATTTTTTGATCGCATCCGCATTTTTTAATACGACAATGTCATTAGTTATAGGATGTCTATCAAAAGATAGGCTAATATCTTTAAATGCTCTAGATATCCTCTGAACCACAGTTTATTAGGAGATTTTACTTGCTTTTATTTATAGCCTCTACCCCGAAATCCTACCATAAACTGGTTCAGTACCATAATTCCAGTCATCATAGTCATCATCATTACGAATTTTTTCATGAATTTCATTTTGATGAACAAAATCATGCTTTTTAGGTGTGATATCGTCATTTGCGATCTCACGAAGCATCTTTTTTTGGTCGTTTTCGAGCATTGACCCATAATCGGAAACAAGTTTTGTGGTTCCCCACATCTCTCTCATGTAATCTCTATTTCTATCTACAGGTGATTGTCCCATTTTAGCTCCTGTTTTATATAAAACAGAACTTTTAGAGGGGTTGCTATCCCTTAGTACTATTTATTTTGCCTCTTCAACATAAAAACCTCTTCGTACATCACTCAAATGCCCATCTGCCGAGTAAAAACGAAGGTCTGATTCATGATTCGGAGAGAATCTTAGTCCTTTTCTTCTATTTTGACTCTCCTCATCCCAAATTGGGTACACTTTTGACCCCATCGGAAGATCCCATATCTGGTCATTACCAGTTCGAAGATGAATTTCGAATGGTTTTCCACTTTTTGATTCAATATTGAGGTATTCTACATCAATTTCATGAATAAAATCTGGTAATTCAAAGTTTGGTAGTTCGACTTTCTCCCAAATTTCAAAACGAGTCAAGTTATCTTCGGTTTCATGAGTACCAATCATGGCACTAAATGGCACCCAGTGCCCATTTTCGCGTTTATAATCAATACTAAAATGGTCTCCCTCCAGATATTCACACCAGAAATATCCAGGGGAGACATATTTGTGAAGAATCATTTCTTCTCTGTGTAATTCTGGATCAAGGAATTGTTTTTTGGCACCAATTCCTTGTCCGAATAGATTGTAGATTGGTCTTATAATATAAAATCCTTTTTTGATGATGGGTACACAGGCAGGACCACATTCATATCCAAATCGAAGAGCAACTTCAAGTTTATTGAATACCCAACGATATTGTGGATAGGCACTCCATGCCTGTATATCATCATCAATCATAGAAGATCAACCTTTTCCTTGTCCGCGATACTTTTTACGAGCCGAGTTACGCGAAGACGCCGCATATTTTGTTCCACCACCATCTCCTTGACGAGTCTTTTTGGGAGGACCTGCGATATAGCCGCTTTTGTTTACACCTGCTTTTGCTTTTGCCATGTTCCGTTTTCTCCAATAATGTGAGTTTCAATATCGCCCGCTTTGGGACTTCCAGTTTTGTAATATTCAATGGCAAGATCCTCCATAAGATTCATGTATTCCTCTTGCGAGAGACCCTTGAAGAGGACCTTACCTTTTCTAATAACAGTATATGTTTCCGCCATTAGATAACGCGAGTTTTTTCATGCCCAACACGAATACGAGGATCACACCAGATCTCAAAACCTGCCGCAATGGCATCCAAACAGAAGGAAACGTCCTCGCCACACATATCCTGTACTTCACCAGATTCGAATACTTGCATCTTCGGAGCAAACCAAGGATACTTGATACCTTCATTCTCAAACACTCCGTGTTTAATTAGAAGCCATCCAAAACCAGTGTAGTCTACCGTGAAAGGCTTCCGACGTTTTGAGATACTTTCAATAGTTTCATGATTCATCACTCCACCATTGCTTCGGAAATCATCTTCCTCTAACCAGTGAGCAACGGATGTGGTCTGCCCGTCCTCAGTACAGTACCATCCAGCAGCAATGTCCTTCTCCATCAGAACAAGTTGCCAGAATTTTTCAGTGTTGAAAACAATATCACTATCGATCCACAACTGATAATCATACTTCAATTTGCCGTCCCAAGGTTTCTGATCAGGACCACGCAGTACATTCGCACCAAGACACTTACATCGTGCGAAGTTCACCATTGAACTATAATCTTGCGAGATTTGGATACTTGCTCCTGCCTGTACCAAATCAAAGCACAATTGTACAAAGTTTTTTAGATATGTGTAGGAAACTCCCCTTCCAGGTAAACAAAAGACTACGCTCTTACCCTTAATCAGTTCTCGCGCATAATCGTAGTCCCATTCTGGTTGGGAGTCGTTAACAGGCGTTTTTGCCTTTACAGTAAATCCTTTAGCCATAAGAAAGAGTAGTTACATCAGTATCATACAGTATTATGTAGTGCTTGTCAATCGCTCTTGACTTCCGTAATTATTATACAATCTCCCTCAACTTCCATGTTTATTGTGGTGCCCTCGTACCATCCAAAATCATTGATGATCCATTCTGGAATCGTAATATAATACTCCCCAGTCACTGGATCGACTTCTATGGGCACAATATTTTCTCCGGGATTTTTTCTCATCTCATTAGACTCTATCATTGATTTTATATAGCGAAAAAAATTTTTATAGTGACTTGTAAATTTAGATGCCTTACCTAACACTCTGTAGGTTAGGGTAGTTATGCGTTTTTATATACGGGGGGGCATCACGGCGGCACGCTTAAAGGGGGGCACAACGCCCCCCACTGCTGCTGTCACGAACGAATGGAGGTCAGCGAACGTCTGCCAGGGCGCTCGCCTTGGTGCTCTGGTGAACGGAGCGGGAACCTGCCCCAGTACGAACACGGGAGGAACCCCCTTTGATACGGTCTGCCCAGCGGTTGGACTTAGCACCATGAGCAGTGGGCAGGCGTTTGAACTTCAGAGCACCAGAGGCGATGGCGGCATTGAGTTCGGCGGCGGTCATCGGGTTGGTCATCGGGTTCGTTTGAACTGAGATCAGTATAGGGGCAGAGGGCACCCCTTCGGTGGGGTTTGGGTCCAGTGTCAGAACTGGATCGGTTCGGCGGTGGGGGCGCTGATCATCTGGTAATGTGCGGCGGCGTCTTCGATGCCCTGAGTTTCCAGGTCGGCGGTGATGGTGTCCAGGATCGCCAGCAGTTGGGCACCGTCAGCGGCACGGTTCAGGAGGGAGGTAGCGAGGTCGCGGGTCATAGGTCTGTGGGGTGTGTTCTTTGGTATTGTAGCAGATGGGGGGATCAGAGATCCCAGAGCATGTCGTTCATTTCCTGAGCATCGATGGCGGGGTCATCCCAGCGAACGCCGTCGCCAGTCTTAACCAGGTGGCGACCGATCTGCCCATCGGTCATGCAGCGCACGAACTTCTCCCATGGAGTCTCAATGCCTGCCTCTCTGTAGGTCACACATGCCTTAGCGGTGTTGTAGAGAAACTCATCGTTTCCGATCCACAGGGCAGC